ACGAGATCTAGTACGGTCTCGTGGGCTCGGAGATGTGTATAAGAGACAGGCAAAACGTGCGTGTTATCCTCATCAAGGCTGGATTGATAACACCAAAGAAGAGACGTGCAGCCGTGCGCAAGTAATCAAGTTGAACCATTAAACATTCAGAGCGTATGAAGAAGTTTATCGAGATTATCACAAGTGACGAAGTAATAAGCCTGGCAGTTGCCATCGTATTAGTAACTTTAATTTTTTGGAGGGCTTAGTTATGACGAACGAAGAACCAAAGGTAGCGGATGCAGGCAGATACACCATGACAGAAACCTGCAAGGTGCTGGGCATCCATCGCAACACCCTGCGCAGATGGTTGCAGGCTGGTAAGATTAAGGTCAAGTTCCGCAGAATCGACAACCGCAAGGTCTTCGAGGGCAGCGAGATTAAAAAAGTCTGGAGGATTGCCCTATGATGAATGCCTACGAAAAAGCGAAGCAGCTGACCGCCAAGTGGGAGCAGGAGCGAAAGGACAGCAAGCGACTGGCAACCATGAAGGAAGCGGAAAGGCGCATTCAGGTAAGGGAGTTCGACAATATGCTTTGTCTTTCACTAGACGGAGTTCCTTTGCTCCCGATGAGCGAGTTCAACAAGCAGACGCTTGCGGACGCACGTCTGACATTCTTCAACTATTTAATCAGGCGGTAAGAAATGAAACCAAAAATTATTGAGGAGTGCAGGAAGGCAATGTACGATGCCGTTTGGCTGGAGATAGACCGTGATCCACAGCGACCAGCGGTTGCAAGGGTAGACATCAAGACCAAGGCAGGCGACATCTGCGTATGGTGCGACAGAACCGGGAACACAGCGGTCGTGACGCACAAGAATAGCAACAACGACAGCGAGCGGCTGGAGGAAGCCATCGAGGGCTGCGTTAACTATCAAGACGTTATGGATGACTGGCTGGAAGAGAACAGCCAATACGCAGACCAAGACCCGATGGACGCCTTCGAGGAAAGCAGGCTCGACAGCCTTATGGCTCAACTGGTTTGACCACATAAGTTTTTGCTTAGTTTATATGCTGAAACCCTGCAGCGGCAGGGCAAAGGGCGCGCGCTAAACTCATTTCAAAGGTTATCTAATTAGTTGTTTTTACCATGTAATATGCGGAAACGACAGCGTGCGCCCTTAAACGGAAGGGCATCCCTCGGCAGCTGGCAAGGGGGGTAAGTTTTGGCAGTCAACTGGGGTTCGAATCCCCAGCCTTCCACTAGAGTTAATTAAAAGATTATGTTGAACAATAAAAAGAACGAATTATGGAAAATGAAATTATCAATGTGAGCGGTGGCGAAATGCTGGAAGCTATCAACCGCTCGGAGATTGACGGACAGATTGCCACAGCGCACAAGTTCCCGAGAGACATCATGCAGTGCAAGCAGAATATGGTAGCATTGGCAGCCATGGACGATGATGTAGCCTACAACTGCTTCTACCACCTCGAGCGCAAGGACAAGGACGGAAAGACAACAGTAATCGAGGGTCCTAGTGTCAGGTTTACGGAAATCATTTCCGCCTGCTGGAAGAACCTGCGCATCGCTGGTCGCATCATCGCAAACGATGGCAAGACCATCACGGCACAAGGCGTATGCCACGACCTAGAGAGCAACGTTGCCTACTCTACCGAAGTAAAGCGAAGCATTCTGACCTCGAAGGGCTACACCTACTCTCAGGATATGCAGGTGGTAGTTGGCAATGCAGCGGTTGCGATTGCCCAGCGCAACGCAATCTGCAAGGTCGTGCCGCAGGTATTGATTGCAAGCGTAGTGAAGGAAGTGCAGGCAAAGGCACTGGAACACATCAAGCAGACTGGCGTACAGAGCCAGTGGAAGAGCTGCGTAGCCTGCTTCCAAGTGTACCAGGTAACAGACCTTATGCTGCTGGAATACCTGGGCAAGAAATCAGCCGAGGAAGTCACGGCAGAGGATATTCAGAAGCTGGCTGGTGTATACAACGCCATCAAGGAAGGCACGACCACCGTAGAAGAGACCTTCAAGAAGCCAAAGCAGCAGGATGCCATCGCACAGCAGGCACAGGCAGCAGCCGATGATGCCAAGAAGAAGGCAATGAGCCGCAGCCAAGGCAAGACTGGCACAGCAGCGAAAAAGTAGTTTAGTTTATAATGTTATAGCGTTTCCCGATTAGCCGCAGGGCAACCTTCAGGGTGGGAACCTGACTAGATTATAGGGAGCCTGCGGCAACTATTAAACATTCAGTAAAAATTATGGAAGAAAAAGAAAACAAACAGAAACACAAGAGCACCATCGACAAGTACTTTGACAGAACCGCCAAGGCATACAAGACATGGTGCGATGAAAACGAGGAAGAAAGAAACTATATGCAGATTGCAGCTGAGACGACTGGAGACACAGACGAAAACGGAAACAAATGTTTCGATTTCCATATTGCCTATTCCGGAAAATCCGATATCCTCGCAAGTGGACTTATGCATTCAATGAAGAGTGATGAATTCGTTCGTCAGCTTATCATTGGAGCAGCTAAAATGTATTATACCGCAAACATAAAAATAAAAGACAATGAAGCAGATAATTAAATATAAAAGCAGAGAGGAGTGGTTGCAGAACCGCTCGAAGGGAATAGGCGCATCAGAGGCAGGTACAGTACTGGGACTGAATCCATGGGAGACACCATACCAGCTGTGGAGACGCAAGAAAGGTATCGACCCACCAAAGGTTGAGAACTTTGCGATGGTTGCAGGACACCTGCTGGAGGATGCAGTGGCGCAGTTCTTCAAGCGAGAGAGCCACTGCCACATCATCAAGGCGAGCACTGACGACTACACCATCACGAACACCGATACTCCGTATCTGAGAGTAAGTCCTGACCGCACCTTCTGGCGAACCGGGGCAACACACAACGAAGCGAGCAAGAGCATCCTCGAGTGCAAGACCACGCAGATGCAGATAGATGCAGACGACCTCCCGAAGCATTGGTTCTGCCAGCTTCAGATGAACCTCGGAGTTGGCGAATACAAGGATGGATCACTTGCCTGGCTGACAGCAGGCAGGGAGTTCGGCTACCGTGACATCGATTTCGACCCCGAATTCTTCGGATGGATGAGTGCCGAAATAACCAAGTTCTGGCTTGACTACATCGTGGGCAACCAAGAGCCGCCAGCCTACAGCGCACAAGACGTTCTCCTAAAGTCTCCTCTACATGTAGCTGGCAAGGAAGTGACCGCAACGAAGGAGATACTCGAACAGATTGCTAGGCTCAAGGAACTCAAGGTTCAGAACAAGAAACTGGAGACCGAGCAGGATGAGATTGAGGACAACTTGAAGCTGTTCTTCGGGGACGCAGAAAGCATCGTGGACGGAAACGGAAAGATGCTGGCAACGTGGAAAGCACCGAAGGCAAGCGAGAAGTTCGATGCCAAGGCTTTTCAGGCAGACCATCCTAAAGCGTGCGCCAAGTACATCAAGCAGGTGCAAGGCGCACGGAGATTGCTAATTAAGTAAAGGCAGGGCTTATGGATGTTCCTATATCAAAAACCGACCTAAGGAATATAATTTCCCAACTGGAGAATTATATTTCCCTAGGTGGGAAAGTGACAGCACCGACCGACACAAGCCAGCGGAACAAAATCCGGATGGCTACAGTCTTAAAACGGAAGCTGGAAAAGAAATTATCATTATCAGAATAAAACATCATGAGTGATTCATTTATCTTATACACATCAGACTATCAATTAATCGAGGGGCTGACGGACGAGCAACTCGGGCAACTGACCCGGGCACTCTTCATATACGCAAGGGATGGCGAGGTTATCAATCTGGAACCAGTCGTACGTATGGCTTTCGTCTTTATCAAAGACAAGATTGATAGAAACCAGCAGAAGTACCAAAAGAAATGCGAACGTAATCGTGAGAACATTCGTAAACGATGGAATAAATCGAATACGAATGATACCAAAGAATACGAACGTATACCAAGCGATACGAATGATACCAAAGAATACGAACGTATACCAAGCGATACGACACGATACCTAAGTGATAGTGATAGTGATAGTGATAGTGATGTTTCTAAAGAAACAAATATATTAGAACCTTCTAAAGAAGCTTCTATGCAAAGTTTTTCCGAGAAAAACGTTTGCGCTGCAGAAGAACCGCAAAAAAGTTCTGAGAAGAAGAAATCCAAGAAAGGCGAAATCGACTACGCAGCCATTAAGGACTACTGGAACGAGCAGCACGACAAGACCAACAGCGCAATGCGAAGGCTGACGCTGATGACGGACAACCGCAAGGAGGCAATCAGAGGAAGGCTCAAGGACTGCAAGGGAGATATTTCCAAGATTTACCTGGCCATCGACAAGGCTATGGCCAGCGACTATCTGAACGCAGGGCATTCCTGGGCATCATACGACTGGGTAATGACAAGGAGGTATTTCCCGAAGGTGCTGGAGGGCAACTACGACAACACCAAGCCAGCCACAAGCCAGCAGCCGCAATCGGCAGCAGTCAAGGCGCAGGATCCTGCGGCAACGGCAAGACCGAGCATCGGTGAACTCTACGAGCAAGCCAAGCACCAGCAGCCAGCGAGCCAGCAGAGCCAAGACAGCAAGTTCCGGTGGGTAATCCAGCAGAATCTCGAGGACTTGAAAAAGAACCCGAACAACAAGCCAGCCAAGGATTCGCTGACAAGATACTACGAACGTGGAGTTTTGCAGCGGCTGGGAATCGACTGGAAGCCCGAAAAATAACGGATGAGGGCAAGAGTACAATCTTGAAAGAAATTGTTGAATCTAAAAAGTAAAGCGTATGAAAGAATACATTCCAGGAGATTTGGTAATGACTAATGGAGTGCCTTTAGGCACATCTAAGAATGTTGCTTACCGAGTAACATCATCAGACCCATCAAAGACTTTGGAGTTGGACGATGGAACGGTTACGAAAGGTGTTGTCTGCTTAGAGAACATTGAAGGTGCGGAATTTGGAGAGAAAGGCTATCTCTTAGTTGACTGCTGTGCTTGGGTTAAGGATATTGTTCCGATTCCTATTACTCAGAAAATTCTATGTAAGAATAAATGGGAAACAAATGCTATTGACTATGATTATAGCATCAATGATAAGCTATACTTTCGTGCGTTCCCAGCAGAAAGGAAAGCAGGCTGTATTGAATTAGAAGTCTATAACAATATTGCTCCATCTGATAGCTATGACGTATGCCAAGATGATTTTTATCTTGGGGATATTTCATACGTGCATGACTTGCAGCACCTTCTCTTCGGTCTAGGGCTTAACTCAGAAATGAAGGTGTAATGGAAGAAAAAGTAATAGTCCATGAATTAGGGAAAAATCAGCCGCTCTGGGACGTTTTCACGCTTCGGGCGGTAAATTATAAGGCAAACAGATTTTAAACGCTTAAGACAAAAGAATTATGGCAAAAGAAGTATGTATTGTAAACAACGAATGCTTCAAGACAGAATACCCGGTAGGGTCGACAATTAGCATTGAAGGTGTAAATTGCAAGGTGGTTGAGGATATAGGTCTATCTGGATATAACTGCAACGAGTGCATCTTGAACGGTAAGAGTGAAGGCATTATGTGCAGGAATCTTGCTTGCCTGAACACCGAAAGAGAAGACCGCAAGGACGTACACTTCATAAAGATTAGAATCCATGAATGAGTTATTTTTCCACGAATGCAGAGCCGCTGGTCTTGTCTTCAAGACCTCGGACGAATGGTTCAAGTGGCTGACCGAAAACAGCTACGACATCAAGAAGCCGGTTGCAGAGCATGAAGGCTTCAAGTACAACATCAAGGATGAGTGCATCAATCCGCACGTAATCGAGTATGCCGTAGAGGGTGCAGATAACTGGGGATGGAAGGTAATGACCGCCAACACCCAGTTCGGCTGGATATGGGGCTACAGCATTCAGAAAGGGAAGCATGGGTACGACAGCCCGGTAGCCTACCCGAGCAGATACGGCACTCTCGGAATCTTCTACGGTAATGAGAAAGAAGCGGAGCACGATGCCCTGACCTGCATCATCAGAGGCCTCGAGAAGAATGCTGGAACCAAGAACACCAACCTCCTTCTCTGGGCAGCCAAGAAGAAGCGAGCAGACATCATTCATCCACAGCAGGAACTTTTTAAATGACGAAGATATGGTTAGACAACAGATTGGCTTTTTGATGCTTTTTGTAGCAGCTACGGCTGGCATCATGGTAATTGCTACGATTGCGGACATTGCCAGGCAATGGAAAACAATGAGCAAGGACGGAAAGATTGGTGGCTGCTTAATGGTTGTGTTGCTCCTATGGGCAGCAATCACGACAGCGGCTCTCGGTATTTTGTTATAAACAGAAAAAACATGAAAAAGATAGAAATCATAACAGACGAACACCGACATCACGTATACATCGGCAACACCGACTTCTGGCTCGATACTCAGGAACTGGTGGAACTATACAAAAAACTCGGGCGAGTGAAGTTATAAACAATAAAAAACATTCAGTATGAAACGAAGAATAGCAAACAATAAAAACATTCAGATTATGGAACAGAAAGATATTGATATTTACGAGATACTCAAAGACGAAGAGTACGGTACAGAGTTGTACACGCCAATATGCGGAAGGGTGTGGCACAGTGGAATGGCAAACGACAAGGACAGTGCGAAAGCAATCTGGACTGAGGACGAAGCTGGAAGAGAACACTTTTTCGACAAGAACGGAAAAGTCTCTAAAGAAGGAGAAGTTCTTCTCTTCCCTTCTAAAGAAATGAGAGACTGGAACAAGTTCTTCAAGAAGTGAGACGTGCTGGAGTACAAGAAAGAAAACAATCAAGCCACTTGCTTATTCGACAGTTACAAGGATGATACGACCAAATTGCGATTTATCGGACTATACACGTTGACGAAAGGTAAAATCTGGGATACCCCTACGAACTGGGATATATCCGATTGGGTCAAGAGCGATAATCCTGCTGCCTATATCGAGACCATTGAAGAGCGGCTCGGTGGCAAGTTGAACCGTAAAACTCTGGAGATTGAGAAAACTCAGCCAGATTTCAGGCCTTTCGATAAGGTGCTGGTGAGGAGCGGAGATAACTGCAAGTGGCTTCCTGCGTTATTTGTTCGTGACCGTGGAGTGGGGTTTGAGAGTAGACACACCGCATTGCCTATCCATAGTGGAGAACCAGCGAGCTTCGCTCAGTGTATCTCATACGATGGCAATGAGTACCTCGCCTTCACGTCAGACCCATTCTAGGACGTATGGCGAGTGAATTATGCAAGGCTTGCGATTCCGGGCGAAACTGCATAAATGGCATATACTGCCCGGCACGCAAGCAATATGTAGAACATCAGGTAATACTTGAATGCAATGAGCGATATCGTAACAAAGGAGAAGAACAGAACGTACTACCAGGAGCACCGGGAACAGATCCTCAGAGCTACGAAAGAGTGGCGAAAGAGAAACCGGGAAAAATACCGGGCGTATCAAAAGGAGTACTGGAGTAAGCACTATAGAAACTACGGTACTAAGAACCGGGTAGCTGACAGAGCGATGCGTGAGAGGAAGAAGCCGGACGTAGAGAAGGCTCTTTTAATGTTCAAGAATCCGCAGCAGGCAGCGCATCTGGCATGGCTGCTAGAAAACAAAAAGAATAATCGGTCGTGAGTTCAATAATAGAGTTATTAACCAGCGAGGACAGAAGGGGATGGCTCTCCTATCAAAACAAAATAAACTTATAACATCTTGAAATTACGATATGAGAGCCGGAAACGCATCTCCCGAAGTCTGACATCTAGACAAAGAAAGCGAGGTGGTACATGAAGAAGTAAGAAAAAGAAATCGTTAGAAATTATGCTTTTATTCATATTCGGCTGGCGGTGGAAGAAGGAAGAACCCTGCAACATATACATTTTGTTATTCATTATTTTGCCCGCAGGCGCAACTTCCGGAATCCCTGCCAGCTTTCTCTATCGCAACCAAAAAGAAGGGAAAGAAAGGGGTAGGGGAAAGATAGGGATAATAACGCATGTGCGCCCGTATGTGCGCACGTAAAGGGTGTTGGATGATAAACTCACCAGCAAACAAAATAAACGCTTATACGCGAAATTTGAACAAAATAAGTAATTCAAAGAAAAAATGGAAAAAGGAACAGTTATAATTGGAATCGACCCCGACAACCAGGAAAGCGGTGTCGGTGCAGTATATGACGACAAGAAGTTTCTAGCCTATAAAATGAACTTCCCAGCTTTGATAGATTACCTCAAGGCTATGAACGAGAGTCACAAAAAGATTAAGGTCGTTATTGAAGGCGGCTGGCTTAACAAGAGCAACTGGCATGTGCTTAATCGGTTCATGACAGCAGTCAAGGCAGCAGCAATCGGACGCTCTACCGGAATGAACCATCAGACCGGAATCTTGATTGTCGAGTGCTGCAAACACTACAATATCCCCTGCGAAATCGTCAAGCCACTAAAGAAGTGCTGGAAGGGTAAAGACGGAAAAATCACGCAGGACGAAATTGCTTACTTTATAAGCCCTGACGGTAAGATGCCGAGAATGAACCAAGACCAGAGAGACGCACTTCTCCTCGCATGGGTCTGTGCAGGATACCCGGTCAGAGTGAAGCCGCAGAAACCACAGACAACGCTACAGAAGACCATCCGAGCCTTTGATGGATAAAATAAAAGCGAAGTGTTGGAAAAAGTTAAAAGTGTGCAAAGAACAAACAACTAAAGCAAAAAAGTAGTATCTTTGCGCCAGTGTTTATCAAATAAGCACAAATTACGAACTTAAAACAAGAAGAAAATGAAAACAGAAGAAATCGCACTATCGAGGGTCAGCGAGAACGATGCGAACCCTAGAACCATAACTGAGGCGAATTTCCAAAAGCTGGTCAAGAGCATTCTTGTATTTCCTAAGATGCTCCAGCTTCGCCCTATAGTCGTAGACGAAACCTACAAGGCACTGGGTGGCAATATGAGAACGAGGGCACTCTGCCACATCGTAAGCATGACACCCGAAGCCATCATGGACGTTCTCGACACAGACCAGCGACTGACTGATGCAGAGAAGCTGGCAATCGCCAACTACTGGAGCCAGTGGAAGGAGCAGCCAACAGCATCCATCGTCAAGGCATCAGACCTGACAGAAGCACAGAAGAAAGAATTCATCATCAAAGATAATGCTGGCTTCGGAGACTGGGACACCGAAGCACTGGCAAACCAGTTCGGAGACCAGCCGCTGACGGACTGGGCAATCCCACAATGGATTCTCGGTATGGCAGGCATCAGCAATGAGCAAAAGGAGGGGGGCGATACTCCAACAGAAGGAGAAGGAGCACCGAAACCAAGCCTAGTGGATAAGTTTGTCGTTCCTCCCTTCTCAATCCTCGACACACGCCAAGGCTACTGGGTTGAGCGCAAGAAGCAATGGCGTGCCATCGTTTCCAGCAAGGACATCGGGGCAAGCCGTGAACAGACCCTCGTCCGTTCCAAGGAAATGCGATACAAGGAACTGTACTCCAAGAGCGAGAAGTTCAGAAAAGAGAAAGGCATCTCTTTCGATGAGTATCTCGAGAACTATGTATCGCCCGAAGAGAAAGCCAAGGCAGACCGTAGCGTATTGGCGCAGGGTACAAGCCTTTTCGACCCAGTACTGGCTGAAATCATCATGCGATGGTTCTGCAAGCCACACGGAAAGATTATCGACCCATTCGGAGGAGAGCAGACAAAAGGTGTTGTTGCTGGCACGCTAGGCTACGACTATCAAGCTGTGGAAATCCGCAAGGAGCAGGTCGGCATCAACACAGAAGCGACCAAGGATTACGGCAGCGTGAAATATTTCTGCGGTGATTCAAACAACATCGGGCAGATAATCAAAGACAGCGATTTCGACCTCTGTTTCACCTCGCCACCATACTACGACCTGGAAGTCTACAGCAAGGAAGACATGAGCGCACTCGGCACATACGAGGAATTCATGAGCCAGTACGAAAACATCTTCAGGCAATGCGTAGACAAAATGAAGGATGGCTCATTCCTGGTTGTCAAGATTGGGGAGGTGCGAAACAAGAAGAACGGAGAGTACCGGAATTTCGTTGGAGACAATATCTCCACTTTCCTGCGGCTCGGTCTTCACTATTACAACGAACTCATCCTGATCGAGCAGGTCGCATCCCGATGCTTGAGAGCAGACGGAGGCATGAAGTCACGCAAGACACAGAAGTGCCACCAAAACGTGCTCGTTTTCTATAAAGGCGAAATGGACGAAATCAAGAAGACGTTCGAGGATATGAGAATGCCCGAAAAGATGCACTCCAACGTGCTGGTATTCTACAAGGGCGACCCGAAACACGTTCAAGACCATTTCCAGCCTATCGAATACAACGAGGAAGAAGCGCAACAGCTTGCGGACACCTTCAACAGCGTAGCACCACCAGCAGGAGAGGAAGAACAACCAGCAGAGGAAGGAGGGCAGAGCGATGAAGACATTGACGATTGACATCAGCCAAAGGGCAAAAACAATCCGTGCCTGCATCATCAAGCGGCACATGGAAGAGAACCACATCGACCGCTGCGTCTGTTTCTCCTGCGGCAACGCATCAAGAGCCATCAAGGAGGCAGGCATCCCCTGCGTGGAAATTTCTCCCGGTGGCGATTTGAGTGCGAACCGCTGGTGGAGCATGAACGAGATACGCAACACCTTCCCCGATTCCTTCGATGCAACCAGCGGACACCTGCCCATGGATATGATGAACCAGCGGACACCTGCCCATGGATATGATGAACCAGCTGGCAGCGGAATACAGAATGACTTTTTCCGACATCATCAAGAAGGGACAGACCTACACCATACCGACCGGAAGCGGTGAGACCGTAATCTGCCTGCGGATGGCTTTTCCTAAGTCGCATTTTATTGCGCAATGGGATAACCAGGATCCAAGCTGCGAGTACTCAGACCAAGCACCGATGGCGCAACTGGTAAAAGCAACCGGGGAATGGGAGATAATAAACGGATGAGACGATATGCGGGCGTATGCGGCACGTTCTCAAACTATGCGCATAACTAAGCGTGCTTGAAACGTTCGAGCCGTGTGCACGAAATTCGCAGAAAATAACCTCCAAGGGAGCGGAAACGAAAAAGGCAGGAGATTAACCCCTGCCCATCGCTTTGAGAATACACTGGTTGATGAAGCCGCTGCGGTCTTTCTTATCGACCCCTGCCAAGATGTTAGCCACGTCCTCGGTAGCACCGAAATAGAATGTTGCAGCGTATTTCTTCGTTCGCCCTGCACCCTTGCGAGCACCTCCCCAAGATTTGGAGGTAGTTTCATTCGTAGTACTCATAATGTTAAAAATTTGGTGATATGAAAATTAATTCGTAAATTTGCAAACGAAATCCCAAAGTGGGGTGGTGGTTCGAGCACCACCCCTTGGAATAATCAAAACCCTCAGAGCTCAATCGTGAAGGTTATTTTGATTTTCCAAATCCTAATCGAAATGTAAGTTCTCATAAGGCTTTGGGATTTCATTTTACTTTTCCCTCATCCTCGGAGGGTTTCAGTAAGTAAGGACACTTCCCTTATTACGTTTGCAAAGATACGAAATTTATTTGAAATATGCAAGTTTTTCAAGTAGAATTTTTATAAAAAATCAAATAAATTTCAAGAAATCAAAATATGCCACAAGGTAATAATAACAAACATCGAGCGCAGAAAATCGACATCGAGAACCGCCTGCAGATTATCGCACCCCTATACCGCAGAGGGTGGACGGAGCGAGAAATCACGGCAGAGGTTCGCAAACGGCTCGACAGACCGAAATACAATCAAGCGCACTGCGACATTCAGCGGCTATTGAAGGAGTGGAGGGAAGAGAGACTGACCGACACAGACGAGAAAATAACCAGCGAGGTGGCAAGGTTGAAACTGGTGATACGTGAAGCCTGGGACGCATGGGAGAAATCCAAGGAAGACTACCACTTGCAGAAATCAACCCAGCATGGACTGCCAGTCGTAGATGAGCGAGGAAAACAGATTTCCATCGAGACCGTGAAGGCGATAATGTACGATGCCGAGAAGCGAGGATTCGGAGAACCACGCTACCTAGACATCATCATCAAGGCAGAGACGCAGATTTGCAAGCTGCTAGGACTGGATAAGGTCGTGCTCGACTTGAACGCAGGATTCCAAGGCGGCATCGAGGTACGCTACATCAACTCTGGACACCAGTGTGCATCCAGCGAGCAGGAAGTAATCGAGCGTGAAGGATTGGATAAAGAATAATTTTTTACCATAATTTTGTTTTAAGTTTTATTGTTTGAAAGTATGGCACTATTTGACGTTATTGGTGAACTGTATGACCCGAATGCGGACGTGAAGCCAAGGTTTCTCGTAAACCAAGGAGGCACGTCCTCGGGGAAGACATACACCATCATGCAGCGTCTTATAGTGCTTTCTTTTGAACACCCCATGGCAATTATCACGGTGTGCGGTCAAGACCTCCCGAACTTGAAAGTGGGAGCCATGCGAGACCTCGACACCATCCTGCACTCAAGGGCAGAGTTGCTGGACTGGTTCAAGAACAACAAGAGCGACAGCAGCTACAGAGGTAAGAATGGCTCAATCATCGAGTTCAAGAGTTATCAAGATGCGCAGGATGCTAAGAACGGTAAGCGAGACTATCTGTTCGTGAACGAGGCGAACGGTGTGCCCTACGAAGTGTTTTGGCAGCTAGCAATCCGAACCCGAAAGCAGGTATTCATCGATTACAACCCAAGCGCACGCTTCTGGGTGCACAACAATATCATCGGCAGGGATGATTGCAGATTGATCCTGAGTGACCACCGCAACAACAGATTCCTTACAGAGAGCGAGCACAAGAAAATTGAAGAGATTGACGACCCCGAACTTTGGAGAGTATATGCGCGTGGACTGACCGGAAAGATAACCGGGCTTATCTTCACCAACTGGGGCATCGTTGACAAGCTGCCACCAAGGGAGGAGTGGAAGATGGATTGCAGGGGTATGGACTTCGGATTCACCAACGACCCAACTGCGCTGGAGCACGTTATATTGGCGCACGGAGAGTTATGGGTGGACGAAGAAATCTACCAGCCTGGAATGACGAACGATGACATCGCAGACCGATGCAAGGAACAAGGACGGACGAAACGTGACCTTATCATTGCGGATTCGGCAGAGCCTAAGAGCATTCAGGAGATACACAACCGAGGGCTGTGGATAATCGGCAGCACCAAGGGAGCGGACAGTATCAACAACGGCATCGACATTCTCAAGCGTTTCCGCATCAACATAACCAGACGCAGCCACGGCATCATCGGGAACATGCAGCAATACAAGTGGAAGAAGTCAAGGGATGGAGAGACCACGAACCAGCCTATAGACGCATTCAACCACGGCATAGACGCAATAAGATACGTAGCCTTGAAGAAGTTATCAGTAGCAAGCCATGGAACGGCTAGGGCGCACGTATTGAGACAAAGATAACGACAAAATTATAAAGCGTATGGATAATAACACTACATTCAAGTATTGGCTGGCAGTTGCTAGGCACACCAGCTATAAAATCGGCAAGCAGCCACGACCAGCTTTCGTTGGAGGAAAGCAAGTGCCCGACAATCTCAACCAGCTATCCATCGGGCAGCTAATAGACCTTTCCCAGCTATCAGACAGCGAAGAAAGTCTGTATCAGATAGTGACAACCGTCCTCGGTCTGAGCCACAAGGAAGTGGAGCATGCTAGGGCGGTTGATGTCGTTATGCTCATCGGCTGGGTAACAGCAGAGGTCGAGCGCATCAACAAGCTCTTCGAGAGCACAGACACAGCGAAGCCAACACGACTGGAGAAGGAGGCAGGCATCGATACCCTGCGCTTTGGCTTATTCGGCATGCTGGACTGGTATGCGGTAAGGATGGGCATCAGCGACCACGACCAAGTTCTGAAAACGCCATGGCTTCGCATCTACAAGTGCATGGAAATGGACAACAAGAGAAGCGTGTACGAGAGGAACCTGCAGAAGTTGCAGGCAGAGGAAATGAAACGTAAATCTAGATAATTATGGCAACAATCAGAGAAACATTGAAGCAGCTGGCAGCAGACACGCTACCAGACTACACCTACCTATTCGAGGACTGGGACACAGCAGACACCAAGCTGGAGAAACTGAACTATCCGGCAATCGTCTGCATCATCCCAGCCAGCGGCACGACAGAGATACGCAACGGCAGGGTATACGACACCGCGAACGTTGCCCTGGCTTATCTCGACACAGTACCGAGAGCAGCGGAAGGAGAAGACAACGGAGAGTGCATCGACCGAATGAAGGTGGCAGGGGCAAGGATGATACGAGCCATCAACCAGTCGCACCAGTTCGAACCGCTTGAAGGGCAGCAGTACTACGAGACCATCATCGAGCGTTTGAGCACGATCGTGTCGGGCGTAATGTACTCCCTTCAGCTGACACAGAGCATAGGAGGGTGTGAGGTATGAGCAAGGGAGGCATTCAATTCGACCCCAAGGCGGCATCGCTCATAATGCGTGAGGAGGTTGAGAGAGCACGGCAACTTATCATCAACCACATTCGTATCAACGGACAGAACGCATCAGGGCGAACGATAGCGAGCCTAAAGGTGGAGCAGCCCAGCGAGGAAGAAACCATCCTCTGGGGACACAAGCCATTCGGGGTGCTGGAGACCGGACGAAGGTCAGGCAAGATACCATACGGCTTCCGTGGCATCATCCGGCAGTGGATGAAAGACAAGGGACTTCACGGCAGACCTATCCCCTACAAAACCAAGCGGCAGCACAAGTATACACCACAAGAGCGTGGCGACATGAGCATGGCAGGAGCCATCGCCCACACCATCGCCAACAAGGGTTCTAAACTGCACCGGACTGGCGGCAGGGCTGACGTATACAGCAACGTTGTGCCCGACACGATGAAGCGGCTCGGACAGCGACTTATTTCATTAATCCATCTTTCGGTGGGAAGTATCAAACTTAACAATGAGACGGTATGAGACAGACAGAGAACAACAATATCACGATTCAATACCCGGACGCTGTAGGCTTCGCATTCTTGCCTTGCATCATCAAGGCAAGCGGCTCGGGTGTTGCGAGCATCGAGGCAACCATCAGCAGGGAGACAAAGACTTACACGTACAGCGTGGAAGCGTTTGCGGATAATTGCATCATGGACTACCGGGAGTATGTTCAGGCACTCTTCGATGGCATCAGCTTCGGAAACATCGACTACAGCAGGGAGTGCCAGAAGAGCAACCTCGGGGCTGTGTTCGATGTTTCCGTGAAGGTTAAGAACAGCGAGGGGAGCGACCTTGCGACATTCAGCTACACGACCTTCTACGTATGGGGAGCGATGAGGGCAGGAGAGACGTGGAACGCAAACAAGAAGCTGATATGGTTCACGAACTTTCCATTCTCCTTCGGGCTATACATCAGCGAGGAAACCAGCCTTCTTGTGTATGCGGACGGAAGGGTTACGAATAAGTACCTAGACATCGCAGAGCAGGGTATTTTCGAGATTACCAGCAAGGTTCTAAAGGCAGGAGCGAAATCCTACTCAATCAAGGACTTTGACGGAAAGATACAGCAGGCGACTTTCGATACGACCTTCGATTTCACGTTCTATCTAAAGACCAGCGACAAGTATACGGAACTGGCAGCCATCAAGACCGACAACACGGAGAAGGGCATCTATTTGCGTTGGGTTGACCGACACGGCTTCTATCGCTACTGGCTATTCACGCAAGGCGATGAGAGCAGGGCAATAAGCAGCGACACCAGCTTTGTACGCAACAACCTTGGAGAGTATGGCGACACAATATTCGGCTACCTCGGAGCGAACGGCAGAAGGCAGGGCTACGGCAGAGAGGACACAATACCACTTTGCGCACCATTGGTAGACAGCGAGACGTTCGATTTCCTTCAAGACCTAGCCAGCAGCCCGGTCGTGGATATGTACCTCGGTGGCGACAAGTGGCAAAGTGTGACAATCAAGGCAGGAACCTACACCAAGACAACAGCAGAGTTGCAGGATTTCGTCTGCAACCTAGTTATTAACAATACACAGATTCAGCAGCTATGACAGACCAGCAACTATACATCGATGGCATCCTGATGGATATGAGCGAGGATTCGGCAATCACGCTCGACATCAAGAGCAATCTTTTCCGGGACATCACGAAAATGACCGCCAACACAACATACACCATCAACCTGCCCAAGACAGCGCACAATATGGCTGTGCTGGAGTTTGCCGGGAAACCGAGCACCAGCAGCAAATACCCCTATATTTTCCACACAGCACGTTATTTTAGAAACGGCTTGGAGATTATCCACAGCGGAAGGGCAAGCGTTCTGAGCGTAAAGGAAACCATCGAGATTTCGATTTATTGGGGATTGTTCCAGGCATTGGCAACGCTGCAATCGTCCGACCTAAAGCTGAACGAGTTGAATTGCACGAAGTATCTGCGGTTCACCAAGAATAACAGCTACGACACCTACGAGAAGGCAATAACGGATGGAGTATTCTATGGGAAATACGAAACGGCAGTGGCTAAGACATCAAGCGATGAATGGTATGGATACGACCGAAACGTTGGAGGGAACAGCGACACGACATACTCACTCGTTGAAGGTAAGATAAGAACTGGAACAGAAATCGGAAAGTATGTATCGGGCGAGGTTTTGACCGATGAGACATACCAGTGTGCAATCATACCTTTCGAGGCTGGAATGAGAGCCACCATCGGCAAGGTTTTAGGCAAAGGGCAATTCCGGACATGGGCAATACTCGACACCAACAAGAACGTTATTAGCCTTGCCGATGATGCCGGAAAGACAGAAAAAGAAACTTATCCGGTATTGCCGGCTCCAGATCCTATGCTCGGAATGTTCGTGAGTGCAGGAGCGTGCATCGCCAATATCAAAACGAGCGTTGCCATGGAGACAATATCTATCAGGGTTCGGGCAGAGAAGGCTGGCTCTGTCGAATACGGAGCACTTGATACGAAGACCGGAGAGACAACACCATGGGGAACGCATGAGGTTGCAGCCGGAGAAACAGAAATTAATGTTGTAAAGAGCAAGCCTTCCGGTCTCCTCGTATACCTCAAGCCTTCAGTAGATAAGATGATAAGTATGGCGATAAGCACGGCTGTTGCGGCTTATTATCTCTCGGACGGTGAGTTATCCCAAGTGCAGGCAGCTGGAGCGTACAGCGTTAAATATACGAGCGAGAGCATGCCAATCGATGTAGACCTGCAAGCACCAGCAACAGCGGAATGGCTTATCGTCAACGCAATCAAGGAATATAGCACTGGAACGACTATTCTTGTTAAAAGTAATAGCGAGACGGAGAGCAATGCGAGAGCCAGTGGTACGTTTGACAGAAGCGGCTCTTTTGGTGGAGGCAGTTCGATTTCTTTTGCAAGCAATGGAACAATCCAGCCAAGCGTTACGGCTAAGTATATCCTAGACCTAATTACGGCACAGACTGGTGTAGAATTCGGCTGGAGCAATCAAGCGAAAGAAATCATAAAGGGACTTGCTGTCCCATTGATTACAAGGAAGGCAGATGCGCAGACGGTTGTAGGCAGCTTTGAGGGCACTTTTTTCCAAACAGATAGTCTCGGTATTCTCGACTTCCAACCAACGAGCCTATCGGAGGTATTCGATGGATTGGAGATTGGGCACAGATACAGCCAACTGGATGTAAAGATTTCCTGCACGATGATTTTTGATGTTCAGATGAACTGGTCGTGGGACGCATCGAAAGTAAACCCTTCATTGCATAAAAGCTGGAGTTACGGAGGCTCGACCGAAACGCAGGCAGTTTACTTATACCCACCTTGCTACATCGAAATTAAGGTCGTGTCAAAACATACGAGCGACCAAGAGGAAAGCGAATACACCAAGACCTACATCGCAGGCAGAACTTCGGACTACGAAGGTACAGATCCATCAGTAAGCGACACCAGCGACCAGCTTGTAGGAGGCAGATTCATACACCTTGTAGCAGGACGAGGGGAGATAGAACTGGAAGAGGGAGACATCGTGACCTTTGAGATGAAGCACCCGAAAAACAAGAGATTGAACGGATTAAAATGTTACAACGGACTGTTGTCTGCCAGCATCAAGCAGAGCGATGAAGTACCATACGGAGGTAATTTCCCTATCGGCAAGAACCTTCCAGACATCAAGGTGACGGATTTCTTGAAGTGTATCTGCATTCTGACATCAACGTTTCCAAGCCAGCGGTTTATTGGTGGAACACTTACGTTTGCCGACATCGTGAACCTTTGGGAAGCCAAGGCGCAAGCGGTGGACTGGACGAAGAAGCTCATCCCGAGCGAAGCCAGCAACCATCCAAGGCAGACCGATTTCAGCCTAGATGACTACTGCCAGCACAATATCTACAAGTGGAAGGAAGACGACACCGTATATCAGCAGCACGATGCGGATATGACTATAGACAACAAGACGCTGGAGTATACGCAAGACGTCTGTACGCTACCATTTGCAGCCACGGACGGAAACCGCATACCGATATACGAATGGGAAAGCAAGCAATACACGTTTAACAACACAACTCTAACCACCCAAGTCGCAACGAAATACAAGGCATGTAAAGACCGAATAGTGAACCTGACGAAGAACGATGCCGGCTATGCGGAATTGGCTTTCAACATCGACCTTCAGGACATATTCGACAACAAGCTGGAAAAGTTGAGAAAGACTGTGGCGAACCCACACCAAATTGTGGAGCGGTTCAACCTTTCCGATTTTGAGATACTGAACTTTGATGAAACGAAGCCAGTGTACCTTGCCCAGTATGGAGCGTATTTCGCAGTTCTCGAAATCAAGACAACAAACAGCGGATATTGCGAGGTTACAATGATAGAGTTGAACAATTAAAAAGAACGGACTATGGTAAGTGAAGACAAACAGCAGATTCTTGACATCAAGGTCAAGTACGAGGATGCAATCTATGGCATCATCAGATACAAGGAAAAGATAGACCAGTTGAAGGCAAGCATCAAGGACTTGCAGCAGCAGGAAAAAGACAAGACCATCACGACCAACGAGATGAAGGTACAGACGGAAGCCATCAACGCAACCATCAAGGAGTACCAGTACAACGTGCGCACCTTGCGGAAGGAGATCCAGAACAACGTGCGCACAGAGAACGAGCAGGAAGGCAGCTTGAAGCAGCTGCGTGCCCAGCTTTCCAATGCCACCAAGGCTTACGATGAGATGAGCCGTGCCGAGCGTGATAGCTCCAAGGGTCAGGAGATGCAGGAGCATATCCAAGACTTGATAGAGGAGCTGAAAGAGGCTGAGGAGGCTACTGGAAGATTCCAGCGCAGTGTCGGCAGCTATTACGATTCCATGATGAAGGCGGCTGACGACCTGCAGAACACCGAGTTTTTCGGTTTTGATGTTGTTGATGATACTGGAATCGGAAAGGTTATGGAAATGGGAAAGTCCGTGGAAGACCTAAAGGTAAAGTTTGGTGCCTTGAAAAATACGGCTCTTTCCTTATTGACCAACCCTTATTTCCTCGCCATGGCAGGTGTGGCTGGTGTCGGAATGGCTTTCAAATGGTTCTATGACTACAACAAGGGCATAGAGGAAGCCACACGCAAGACCATGCAGTTCACTGGGCTTTTCGGTGACGAAATGAAATCAGTGAGAAATCAAGCCTTGGCAATCAGCGAGACGTTTGGCGTGGATTTTGGCGAAACCTTGCAATCCGCAAATGTAATGAGCAAGCAGTTTGGCATCAGTGTATCAGAATCGCTAAAGCTCTTGCAAGATGGCTTTGTGGCTGGTGCGAATGCTAGTGATGAGTTCCTAGAGAACGTGAAGGAATACCCAACGTACCTGAAGGAGGCTGGATTGAATGCGGAGCAATTCGTGGCAATTTCAACCAACGCCACCAAGCAGGGAATATTCTCTGATAAGGGTCTTGACACCATCAAGGAGGGTAATCTTAGACTTCGAGAGATGACTACCGCAACAGCAGCCGCATTGGATGGCATAGGTATATCAAGCAAGAAAGTTCAGAAAGAACTGCAAAACGGTAGCAAAACCACATTCGACATCATGCAGGAGGTCGGTAACAAGCTAAAGGAGTTCCCTGCTTCATCAGCCAAGGTAGGAACAGCCATCGCAGATATATTTGGAGCTCCTGGCGAGGATGCAGGACTAAAGTACATCGAGACCCTCGGAGACATTGAGATGAACATGGATAAGGTCAAGGAACAATCCGGTGATGTTGCCAAGGCTCAGGAAAAACAGGTGGAAGCCAACAAGCGTTTGAAGGATACCGCAAGTGCACTCTTTGACGTTACTGGTGGCGGCTTTGAAATGATGAAGGCTCAGGCGGCAACATTCGTAAGCAACCATCTAACGAAACTATTGAGGGCTATCATCAACCTCTATAACCAAAGCGTGGCATTTAGGGGATTGATTCAGTTGATAGGCTTTGCGTTTAAGTCTGTCGGACAGGTTGCCTTGTTTGCCTTCAACATCATCATAGATGCCATTAAGCTTGTTGCAAGACCAGTGAGGGGACTGTTGCAGATGTTTGAGGGCTTTTTCTCCTTTGACGTGAAGCAGATGCGAGACGGCTTCAACTCCATCTTTTCGGGTCTTGGCAATACCGTGAAGGAGGCTTGGGGAGACTTGAAGAAATTCGGCAGCGGAATGGCTGATGCTATCGTGGGTGGCATGAAGAATACTTTTAACCATGCTAACATCAAGATACCAGTCAGCGCAGATGCGCCATCCATGGCGACCGCCACAACCGACAATACAAAGCTCAAGGACGGCACTAATATCGCCAGCACTACCCCTAAGACCAAGAAGGAGAAGGCAGCAACCGACAAGGCGGCAAAGGAGGAAGCCGAGCGCAGGAAGAAGCAGGAAAAGGAATTGCAGGAAGCGATTGCGCTTATTCAGTACAAGTACAACGAGCAAGTAATGGACGCAAAGAAGCGATACCTTGCAGGCATGTACGACAACGAGCGAGACTACGACAACGACCTCGAACAGCTGGAGAAGAACATGGTAGCGAGGAGCATTGACGCATACGTGGCGGCTGGTGAGATAGGAGCGGAAAAGGCCCAGGAAATGCAGGCAAAACTTCTCGACATAATGATAAAGGCGAAAGCGGACTTGAAGAACCAAGCAAAGGAGATTGTGGACGAACTCAACAAGGAATTCGAGGAAGCGGAAAAGGCACGCAAGGATGCGGACATTATGAACGGTGGAACTGGCGAGGAAGACGATTCAGCCAAGCTGGAGAGATACAAGGCTTTTCTAGAAAGCAAGATACAAGCCTACAAGGACTATGCAGCCGTGCAGGAACAGCTCCAGAAAGACCTGAGCGATACTAACGTGGAAATACAAAAGAATGAGAATGATAAAAAGAAGCAGTTGACAGAAGAACAACTTCAAAACATGAAAAACTATATTTTGGCAGTTGGAGATGCTTTTGTCGATTTCTTTAATAGTGAAGATAAATCTTTTCATTCTTTTCTGAAATCTTTACTTAGCTCTTTGCTTGATGCCGTAGAGATAGCCATGGAGGCACAATACATTGAAATCCTAGGAAGAGGCTTAGCTAAACTCGGATGGGCAGGCGTGGCAGACGCAGCAGCGAAACTCGCATTGCTTAAAGCAGCATTCGCAGGAGCGAAAGCACTCGTCAAGGGCTTCTCCACTGGTGGCTACGTCCAAGGCTCGGGCACTGGAACGAGCGACAGCATCCCGGCAAGGCTTTCCAATGGCGAGAGCGTAATGACAGCCAAGGCGACTTCAATGTTCAGTCCGATATTATCCGCATTCAACCAGTTAGGAGGTGGTGTTCCTATCGTAGTAAACAACGGAGGCAGCAACATCGGCATGGATATGCTGGCGGCAGCTGTAGCTAGAGGGTATCAGATGGCTCCTCAGCCAGTAGTGAGCGTGGAGGAGATAAACCGCACCCAGCGTAGAGTGCAGACGATAGAGAATATCGGCAGGCTCTAATGGTTACAGTTATTTCATCAAGATTTGCGTTCTGAGCGGTTTTCGCTTGAAGGTGGTAAAGTTACACACCTAAGACAATAAAAGCCGCTTAGAGCGCAAAATTTTGGCTTGTTTAGAAAAATTAACTGCTTACGAGATAAACATATAGAAAAATATCGTATCTTTGCAGCGTTTTAAAACTTAAAAAATCACGATTCAATGGCAAAACTCAGAATATACAACGACATCGACAGCCAAGACAACAAGTTCTGGTATCAATGGTTGGGAGGTGATTGCGTGTGTTTTCAGGACATAGATGCTTTTGCAGCAAGCATACCGAAAGACGATGATACAATCGATATGCGCATCTTCTGCAATGGTGGCTCTGTGGTCGAAGGATGGGCGATTTACGACAGACTGCGACAGAGCGGCAAGAAGATTTCCTGCACCGTGGAGGGCAAGGCAGCATCCATGGCAACAATCATCATGCTCGCAGCACCGAAGGAGAGCCGCAAGGCATACGAGAACGCTGCCTTCCTCCTGCACAATCCGTGGGTTCCTGGCTGGGGGTTGGGCGACCAGCTGAACGCAAAGGACTTGAAGAACCTGGGCGAGGAAATGCAGATGTGGCAGGATAAGATGGTGGACGCATACGTAGAGCGGTGCGAGTGCGACCGGGAAGAGATACAAGCCTTGATGGATAAGGACATCTTCATCAACACCAGCGAGGCTTTGCGCCTAGGTCTTATCAGCAGCACCGTTTCAGCACTCAGCGCAAGCGCATCAAAACGCAACATAGAAAATTTCATTAATTCAAAACAACAAAATCCAAAAGCAATGGAGAAAAAGACAGAAGTAAAGGCTTCTCTCCTCGACAAGATTCTCGCCAAGTTGGGCGTGAAGACACTGGAGGAAGCAGAGCAGGCGGTGGCAGAGCCACAAGCCAAGGCAGAGCCAAAGGCGATGGAACTCAACACAGCAGACGGACAGACACTGACCGTAGAGCGTGAAGAGGGAGAGCCACAAGTTGGCGACAAGGCAAGTCCGGACGGAACGTTTGAAATGCCCGATGGCAAGACAATTGTTGTCGAGGACGGTGTAATTACCGACATTCAGACCGCAGACAACACCGACAACGACAATGAGGGCGGTGAAGGCGGTGAAGGCGGCAGCGCATCAAGCACCGACAACGACACCTTAGCCAAGTTGAAGCAGCAGGTAGCAGCACTCAAACAGCAGTTGAACGACACCAAGGCACAGCTGGCAGGCGCACAGAAACTCGCAAAGAGCAAAGAAGACATGCGCATCCTGAATGCCGTGAAGATGGCAGGCGGTGCTGAGAAGGTGCTGGCAGGCTACAGCAGCCACTACCAGCCAGCGCAGCGACAGCCAAGCGGCAAGGGCGCAGGAGAGCAGGTGGACGTTAAGGCGGACGCAAAGACTATCAGCGAGAAGGTCAAGGCTTATCGTTCCAAGAAGCGACCAAGCAAGGACTAAAACGTTGTAAGAAATCAAGTAAAAAAACAAATTAGACATTTATAAATTATGAGTAATACTTTTGATGTAAAGCAGTTCGAGAACTTTGTCCTCGAACCCGAAAATCTGAAGACCATCAAGGATGCCATTCAGGAGACATTCTACAATGATGAGGATATTGCGAATTTTGTCACCATCACTAAGGTCAAGGACGGAGACCCTATCGCCATCATTGGTGAAATGGAGATGGTCGGCAAGGCTGGCAGCGGTTGCGACCCAACGTATGACGAGAAGGGCATCACCAATAACTTGGAGCGCTGGAAGCTTGGCGACTGGCAAGTACCAATCAAGATTTGCTATGATTCGCTGAAAGGCTCAATCGCTGAGTACAGCTTGAAGACCGGAACAGACATTGGAGACCTCACCAGCACCGACTTCATGGTAATCTACACCGATGCACTGGAGCGTGCTATGAAGCAGATGGTTTGGCGATTCGGCTGGTTTGGTGCTGAGGATGCGCAGACTGTGTCCGATGGCGGCAAGCTGACCGATGGCTTGGAGAAGGAGTACTTTACCACTTGCGATGGTCTCTTCAAGAAAATTTTCGCAGCTACAGCCACAAAGAACCGCACCGAGATTGCAGCCAACAAGGAAACCACGATGTCGGCGCAGATTGCGGCAATCCGCAATCAGGGTGTGGCAACCGACCTTGTAGACAATATGCTTATGAACGTGGACTCACGCATCATCGATGATCCGAACGCTGTACTTCTTATGACACGCTCTCTGGCTGATGCATTGACTTACGACATCAAGAAGACGTACCACGACATTATGCCTTGGGAGAAGGTCTTCGATGGCTTCCAAACATCGACCTACAACGGCATTAAGATTGCCAGTGTCAGCATTTGGGACAGAATGATTAAGGGCTATGAGAAGGGCGCAACAGCGTACAACCTTCCACACCGTATGGTCTTCTGTAACCCTAAGCAGCTGATGGTCGGCACACCGCAGGATTCGCTCATTAGTGAGATGGATGCTTGGTTCGACCACAAGGATCGCAGAAACTATATCTACTCAACTGGTAAGATTGGAACGGCTCTCCTCGAAGAGGGCATGATCCATGCAGCTTACTAATCGCTCTAAATTTTCAGTTTAGTATTAAGTTATTTTTGACAATCCTCAACACCCACAAAACGGTGTTGGGGATATAACAATTTAAAACGAATTAATATGACAACAACTTGCGAGAGCCTTATCGCCCAGGACATCATCATCCCTTGCGAAGACCAAGTAACAAAGGGACTGGAGGGCGATGGACTTATCATCAACCGAGACGACATTGACTTCACTAAGTGCGTTGTCGAAGGCAATACAATTAAAACATTGGTCTTGAAGACTGGCAAGAAAGCATACGCCATCCGGCAGGAGGGCAGCAAGCCTTTTACCGGAACCAAGACCGAGCTGACCGTTGGCACGTACCGCAACAGCTGGAAGAACACCGTAGCAGTCGTGGTATTGGCAAACACACCTGACGTTTGCGCAAATGTTATCGATGGACTGGCGAACGGAAAGTTCGTTATCATCCTGCGCAACCTCTCTAAGGGAGCGGACGGAAGTGCAGAGTACCAGGTATTCGGATATGCGCAGGCACTGAAGGCAAGTGCAGGCGAGAACGACAAGTACTCTGACGACACGGAGGGTGGCTGGCTTATCACGCTGGAAGAGGAGAGCGTACCGAAGGCAGCTTATTTCTTCTTCGACACAGACAGCGAGACCACAGCAGCCAAGTATAAGAGCCTTCTGACGGAAGCAGCAGCGTAGCCTATGACATACAAGGAAGCAATAGCCAAGGTCGGTGAGTTGAAGGCACGTTTCGACAGTCCCTTTGATGCAACCGACAAGGCATTTATCGAAACTCTATATTTCGAGGTAACACGCAAGCGGTTTGTTCCGACAACCTGCCAGCAGTGTTACCACGATGCTCTGATAGAAATATATCTAAAACTCAAAAAAGAAAAGGCAATGCCAAAAACATGTAATTACGCAATGAAGGCAGGTTTTATCATTTCCTGCCCGGACTGTCTCTTATACACATCTCCGAGCCC